TAAGCAAGGGATCATTATTACTCCAAACCAGCCAACATATAATCTGTTGTTAGTTGAAGTGACCCACTCACAAAACTCAGGCCAGCCGGACACGGATTTACGTGTCTCTATAGCAATAGCCATAATAAAAGTAGTGCGGTTTATATGTATGAATATCAGCTTTTGAAAACAAAAGCCTTAACATTAGTATACATTAACCACTTGGTAAAACGCCACTTGAAAATGCTCCCCATGCTAATCCAATTGCTTCAATTGTAGAAGTCTCGCCAGAAGTGTAAGGTAAATGAACAACATCTCCGGCATGATAAGTAGCTGGCTGACCACTTACTAACACTTCACTTTCACCAAATTTTCTAGTTTCTCTTTGTTCGTCGGAATATATAAAGTTAGTCTCAACAATATCTCCGAATTTAGGATTACTCATAATGCTGGTTTACCTCCTACAGATGGTGTATATGCCTTACCCGTCTTATCAAACATAGTAAAGTTCTGTAATAATACAAAGTTACTAGGAATATTAAATAACTTCTGCATCATAGTAACCATCATAGGAGATTGACAGTTAAAAGGAGGTATATCCATATAAGCTAAACCATATATCATAAGGTCTCTTATAGCTGTTTCTTGATCGTTTCTGGTCTTCTCTACAAGCTTCTGTTCCCACTCTGCCATACTTTCCATACCTACAGGGAAATCAGACGGCTCAGGAGGAAATAAACCTTCTTCAAACTTCATAGAATAGATGTGTTTACAATATCTAACTTCATCTAACACCGGTTCCCAGAAGTCAGTTAATTGGGTTATTACATTGTTCTTGGCTTGATAATCTTTAAAGGAAGGCATACCATCTGATCTAGCTCCGGGAAGAGAGGGATCAGATCCACTTCTTATATAGACAGATCCGAAGTCTTTATAAACACCAGGATTATCTCTGGTGGTTCCCGGAACAGTAGAAGATGTAGGAGCAACAGAAGGAGGCAAATTAAATTCAGCACTAGGCGAAACTATTTCCATTCGTCTATTAGTGACCGCATCCGTCATAGCTTGGTTAGAAACTTTATCTCCAATCTTTAAAACTTCAAAACGTCCAGGTTTTAGCGAAGCTACATTAGTCCGTGGAAAATTACTTGCTTTTCTTTTACCTAGAGTCGAAAGATATGCGTAATCTCGTCTACTGTAATCCTGACAAGTACAATAATATCTAGTCCCTGTCATAAAAAATCTTCCTACACTAGGAGCTCTAGTAGTAGGTGTAACAAGAACTGCGTCAGGAGTAGCTTCAATAGAACCTCTTTTTTTTAATTTAATAACACCAGTAGTTTCATTTATATCAGCTATTACCGCTTGAACAAAACCAAATCTTCTCTGAGTGGTGGTATCAATTGTTTCTTTAGTTATAGGAACACCTTCTACCTCAATAATACGATCTTCTATAACCTCTCCAATCGTAGGCTTAAGACCTTCTGGAATACCATCAACAGGAATAAATAATGGAGGAGGTAAAGGATTAGTAGAACTCCAACTTCCTGAAAGCTGTACTATAAAAAATTCATCATCCTCAATTACTGAAGCAATAGATGCTCTAGCTCCTGTATGATCTAAAACATTATCAAAACGCAAACTACCTGCAACTCTTACCCCTGCCCAATGACAACCTAATTCTTTATTCTTAGTAGGAAAGCCTTTAAAAACTCCGGGAATAGCAGGTTGATTACCCGCAGCTGGAGATGCTCCTTGAGGTAAAGGTATCTTGTAAGTAAAAGGAAAATCAATCGTATTTTGATAGTAAGATGCCGTTGCTAATTCAAAACCTCTTCTCCATCTTGACCATGAAGAGGCACTGTTTATTCGATAAATAGATGATGGTAAACTACCCCCAAACTCTGCTTTTATTGGTTTTACACTAAAATCATCATCTTTGGCACTTGCCTGTAGAAAATTAAAAGTATTACCTCTTTTTCTAGCCATTATCTTTTGTTTTCCAAATAACCAGTAATATGTATCTTATCATTCGTGTAACAAGACTCTAGTGCAGCTTGTGCCATGCCTTTATTTCTACTAGCTGTTACTGCTCCTATTTCATAGTTAACGAAGGATTCTGGCACATATTTTGGAACTACAATCATACCTAAACTTTTATTTTTAAAACCAGCTTTGCAATCTTGAGCAACGTGCCAAGCCTCATGTCTAAGTGTTCTAATCAGTTGAACCTCATTATGCATATATTTTTTATTTAAATAAATATTATTGTTGTTAGTGTTATAGACTCCAATATATTTTTCTGGAAAATATATTTTATCGGCTAAAAAAACTTTAACTCTAAATCGTTTTAAATTATTTATTAATTCATTAAACTCATCTGCAATATTATCGTAATTATCATTTGGAAATTCTGTCTTTACATGATTAATATTCTTAATTAGATCAACATTATTTCTACACCATTTACTATACATACATGATAATTTACCTTCCTGAAGAGCATTTACAGGTAAAGAAATTGTTAATGAAAAAATTAAAAATAAAATAAACTTTTTCATAATGCTTACTATTGCTCTCTGAAAGCCCTTCCTTGCGGTATATATAAGTAACTACTAGAAGAATCCACCCTGAGCAGTAACATGCACTCCAGAGGCATAACCGGCGGTATTAGGTCCCTCTGCATAAACACCTACATACACTCTGTCACCACGCTCTAAATATATACCTCTGTTTCTAATTGGTTGTCCGGCATTCGCATCACCCGTAGAAGATGCATACGCAGAGTGAACACCGGGAGTGGATACATGAGGCATAACATCAGAACAATCAACACTATGTACACCTGCTGGTACCTTTTTAGAAAAAATAAGTTTATAATCTCCAGAAGCGGGAATAGGTGTTGTGGTTCCACGGGTTGAATAGAATACAAAAGTTACTTCAGGTCTTTGTCCATAAGCAACCCCTTTGTAATCAAAACCTGCGGCAAGACCGCCCGAATAATTTAAGGCTTTTAAAACACCAGTTAAAGTACTTGATCCTGTATATGTATAATGACCATACTGATAAGTATTACTATTAACAGTTGATTGTGTAGGGTCTTCCATGAAAACAATCATCCCACTGCTTAATGAAACAATTGAATCTTTATTGGTAACGTTCAGAGTGAAATCATTACCACGATAGTAATCATTTCTGGTAATCAGTATTGAATCTATAACTCCTCCATTATTGTTATCTTCGCTTAATGCTGCGTCCATATCAACTAAGATAGATGGTGCTTGACCACCCTGTACAAATAAAGTATTAGTTGCTTGGTTTCCCACGGTCTGTGTGGTAACTCTTACGGAATCAGATAATGGACGGTCAACCAATAATGGTTGTTTATTAGTCGATGTAGATGCCACTTGTAATCACAATGTTTTATATAAACTTATTTTAACTGAAGTACTTCCTTTGCAAAGGTGCAGCTTTAGAAGCCCCAGCTATAGTGTTGGCAAATGCCGCCTGACCATATGCCATACTTCTTAACATGTCTTGTGTATTTCGCCCAATATTTTTAGCCGCATCTCCATATGCTTTTGATCCTAGATATGTATATTGATTGAAATCATTTATACCTCCCAAGAGAGCTTGTCTGTTCATTAATTCATCTTCTCTTTTACGAGCATCTGCCGTTATTTTGTCATAAGATTTACCATATATTTTTTCAAACTCAGTTCTTTTATCTTTTCCATCATTCTTACCAGAGCTTTCTTGTATTTTTCTACCTAAGTTTCCAGCTATTTCAGATATTGGATCAATTAGCATAGTTCCCAATAGTAATCTATTAAAATTATTACCATTTTTCTTATTATTATTATTATTACTTGGAGGGGTAGTTGTAGTGCCAGCAGCTGAATTGTCAAATGTATTTGACTGATAACCATCAGCCGCACTATCGTATGCAAGAACACTAGGAAATAAAGGTTGATCAGTAATGCCACTACTGAATGAAGGGAATTCATTTGGTTTAACTTTTCCACCAAAAATTTCAGTAGGTTTGACTTCTCCACCAAGGAATTCATTAGGTTTGACCTCCCCGCCAAGGAAAGGTGACTTTTCACGGGAATCATTTATACCTTGATTAAGAAAATTCTCTGTAAACGAATCTTTCTTATTAAAAATATTCAGGTTCGGAAAGGGTATACCAAAAGATGTTCCAGTACTTGTATTTCCACCATAATCTATTCCGTACTGAATATTATTACTAGGTCCGGAGTCTTGTTGTCCTCCCAAAAAGGGAATAGAGAGCCCAGCACCTAATCCGAGATAAGGTAGGAATTTTCCCCCTAGTTGCATAGCAGCATTTAAACCCATTCCATATCCCATTTAATTATCTCCAGTTCTCAGATAAATGCATCCGAGACCCAACTGCTGTATCTGCCGGACCTGGTAAAGCTTGAATGAATTCAGCACCTGATCTTTCATATCTATATCTAGCCTGAATAGGATCCTTGTAATTAGGGACGTACAATATACCCGCTAATCTATTCGTTTCATACAGATATATCTCACTCCATATCTTCAAAGCGTCTTTAGCATTACTGGAACGAATAGTTCTATCAACGTCACCAGCTATAGTTTCTAATCTTGTAGAGGGTGTTGATGCAACCTCTGTTTTTTTCTCCGCTGTATCACAACGTCCTATCTGTACAATTATCTTATCAACAAAAAATGAATCAGGAACGGTATTCATCGCTTCTTCCAGACGAGCATAGTCACCTGCTGGCACTGAAACTGTAAAGTATCCTAAATGATACCGAACTCTACTTTTATCGAAGTCAGATAGTTCCACACTTTATTCACATTATTCAATAATTATACTCGGATTAAATTAGCAGCAAAAACAGAATCCCAATCAACCCTCTTTATTTGTCTAAGCTGTTCAAGATTCGCAAATTTCTCACCCGATAAAGACATTTGTAAATCTTTGATTTCTTTAGCTGTCTTCAAACCTATTCCCTTTATATGATCTGCAATCATCTGTGCTGTGGCACCATTTATATTCAATCTAGTTTCGGGAGGGAAAGATCTAGGCTCTTCTTTTGCTGCCTTATCTTTTATTTGTAAAGTTTTGACTTTTGTACTGGCAGTTTTATCTAAAATTAATTCATGGTCAAAGGCGGTAAAAATTTTACCGTCTTGATCCTCAACCATGTGCCATTCGCCGCCTTCGTAACTGCAAACTTTTTTAACTCTCGCACCAGTTTTCTTGTGCTGATAAAGCATAACTAAGACCAAGTAATATACCTGATCTTAGTTTACCCTATTTAGCTAACTGTGCGACCTATAATGTACTGCTCGATATCGTTGTACTGAGGAGCTTCATCTGGTTGGATGTAGCATACTTCACATACAATGTATCCTTTCTTTCCAGCATCTACATCTGCGTCTGATAGGTAGAAACCATTACCAACGGAAGTAGCGTTTGCACCTGCTTTACTAAATACTTTGTAAGTAGTTGCAGCAGTGATGGACTTATATGGTGTGCCTGGGTTATCTGAACCACCAGCACCTACACCAGATGCAGTAATGAATGGGTTACCACTGAAGCCTTCAGTGCCAGCGGCAAAGAAGATAGCACCAGATCCACCATCACCTGTTCCATCTACTGTAGATGTAATGTTTGCCTGAGCAACGGCTTCTGCAAGACCGGAAGCTGCTACAGGTGCACCACCGTTACTACGTCCGAATGAGATTGCGTCGCCAGTTGCGGCATAAATACCGGAAGCAACACGACCATCCCAACCAGATGCAACAGATACTGCAGCACGATAAACATAAGAAGGAAGAGTCGCATTACCTGAGACTACCATTCCTGTTATATCTGTACGTGTACTGTCGTTTCTGTAAGGTGAAGGAACGATAACATCTGCTGATGATACTTTTCCGCCTACCTTACCTGTGATTTCTGCATAACCACGTTGTTGAAAGTATCTATAACCTGGAACTGCGAGTACAGAAGTAGGACCTCCTACACTCTTGTCATTAGTGCTGTCATCGTTAGTATCAATATTCTTGTACCAACCATTGAGAGCTTCTGTAAAGTTACCAGGATAGATTTTCTTAGCTGACAAGTAAGACATTTATTTCTCCTTTAATTTTTACTTATTTATTATTTACTAGACTGAACCGTCGTCAGATACAAAACTGAATGATGTTGTAACGAAGTCTTTGTTTAGACTCTCGAAACCAGCATATAACTGCCAGATCAAGATGATAAATCTTGAGAAGTCATCATTATTATTGATTAGTACCTGTGCATTTGGTCCGCCAATTCCAACCCCGATTGCCTGTGGTCCGAAGAAGAATCCTTGAGCAACTTCTAGAGAAGAATAACTACTACCACCATCAACAGATGCTGTTATGCTCTTAGTTGGGAAGTTAGTAGACTCGAAGAATTTAACACCTTCAAATTGAACGCCTGTAGGCATTACTGGTTCACCAGCAAGGAAGTAAGCTTGTCCAGCTTGTGGTCCTTGGAAGAAACTTGCGTTGTTAGGGATCATGGGGTTGCCCATGTACATTCCCTGACCAGGAGCACCGGAGTAACGAGCGATTTCTCTGAAGTCACTGTCACGACGTAAGTGCATCATGAATGTTGGATCAACAAGTGCACGGTATAAACCATCTGCATATGTTGGAACGTTTCTCTTACGTAAGTCTTTAACAACAGTTAAAAGGTCAGTCTTTACTGAGAACTGTTGGATTTGATTGCCATACTCTGTAGCAGTGTATGAAATACGTCCAGAAGAGTCTTTTGTTTTACCACCAGCGAAGTAGTATCCGCCTTGTGAAGCAGTTGCTGCTCCGTTAGCTTCTGCTTTTGCAAGCTCATCAATGAAAACTCTATCTCTCCATCTTCTATAGTCATCTAAAAGAGTTAGAGAACCAATAGACTGATGGAACATATTTAAGTTACCAGTATCTAAAAGAAGACGCTGTGCTGTAACTAGAGTTTCACGAGCAATTTTAAACGTACTTGGCTGTGTAGGATCGCCTGGATCTGCAGGTCCTGTGTACTCTTTAAGTACTACAAGTACCTTCTCTTTTGTAATGTTACGACTATTTGCTGTGCCGATGGTCTGATCTGCAATACGCTCTCTACTATCCTTTGTACCAGGTGTTCCCCAGAACTTGTATCTGTCGAGCTGGACAGTTTGTCCAGGCTGTCTTGCGAAATCATGTACCACGACAGGCTCAGTAGCCATTTCCGCAACATATGCTGGGTGGGGCCTATATAGCTCCGCACCTAGAATCTTGGGAAAGTCATTATCTATAAACACTTTGTATTATCCTCCAAAGGTGCAGTAATGTTTTATCGGGGTCAAAGAATTAGACATTTTAGTCCTATCTAAATAAAATTTTAACAGTATCTAATTTTGCTTACTAAATACAAGGAATATGCTTAGTTTTTACATGTAGTTTACTGTTGATTGTTTGTATCTAGCTCCGGGTGAGTTACTAGATCCATAAGATTCAGGATCAACGAATCCTGGCATGCCAAAGGCTCCGGGAATAGCCCCTGCAGCTACTCCTCCTAGACCAGCAGTTAAGGCGGCGGTAGGTACAGTCGCAACAGCCGTTGTAGCTCCTAAAGCACGAGCTAAACCAAGTTGACTAGGATTATCTGCTCCTTGAGCTAATTTTCTAGCAGTAGGAGAAACTGAATCCATAGCCCTAACTAAATTTAGTGCTTGTTCACTTCCGGGTCTGTCGGGATTAGCAATTCCATAATTATAGAATTTTTGTTTTGCTCTCTGTCCTCCTTTAGTCAAAGCTTCGACTAGTTGTGGAGAATATTTACCGGCTAACCCTCTGGCTCCAAGGAGACCAGCATATCCACCAGCTCCTCCTCCTAGACCGGCTAGGAAAATTGAGCCAGGATCTTCTTGTTCCTGAAGAGCTTTACTACCTGCAAGTAGAGCACCCGCTCCGAGTGCTCCACCTATTACGGCATTTCTCATAGCCTTACTCCATTACAAAGAGTTTATTCTGTACGGTGTTTGGCTGAACTTGGTTGAGAACTTTCCATGCATTCTGTGGGTCACGAGCCATTGTCTCGCTAAAGCTACCCCAGAAATTCTCTGGCTGTTGTGGTGCAGCAGCTTCAGGAGGTGCAGGGAAATTCTGACCTACTTGAGCCATTACATTATTGTTAGCTTCTTGAGGAGTAGTTGGATAACCTTGAGTTTCTAACTGTGCTTCATTTTCATATACAGGACATGGACCTGATGGACCAAAATACTTAAGTGTGTAATCACTAAGGACATCTGGATTAGTAAGGATCTCGTTATAAGCTAGGTTTTCCTGATGCTCATTAACAGCAAAATTTGCATATCCTTTTAATAAACCATTTTGTTTAGTTGCATAGCTTACAGCACTATCTAGCATCCCTTCTAGGTTTAGGGCGTACTGATTTAGTATTGCTGGTGCCTCTACCCCGTACCCGTTCATTACGTACTTGCTTTGGTCGCTCATCCCTGCCTGATCCGCCAACGCTTCCAATGACTCTGTCGAGGAGGTTTGGGAATAATTGGGCGAGGATGTCCGGCTGGCTGACAAGGTCTGAGGAGCCGAGCTTGGTGTAACTTGGCTGCTGTAAGTTTGTCCGTAGTTGGCCTGGTCGTACTGTGTCTGACTCGTTGAGGACTGATCCTGGAACGGGGATTGAACTGGTGTACTCAGGACGTTCATTACCTTGTTGAACGCCGATTCCCATGGATTGCCCTCCAGTGCCGCTGGTTGGGATTGGGGGGCGTACTGAGTAGGGCTTGATTGGTAGCTGGGGGCTGCCTGAGGTACCGCCTGAGGATAACCCATCCCCACTTGGTAAGCCTGAGGAGCCGCTTGCTGTGGAACCCCCTGCGAAGCTGCCTGTGGAGCCGCTGCCACGAAGCTGCTTGGAGCCACGCTGCTGGTCGCTGCGGGTGTCTGGCTCATCTGTGGGGTCGATTGGACGGTAGCGTCCGGCATAACTCATCTCCTTTTGTAATGCTTCTAAGGTTCGATACAGATACGGCGTTAGATCCAGTCGTGGATCTGCTGCCATTGGTAAATCGGGTGATTGTGGATGAGGGGTCTGCATCATTCCCCCCACTAACCTTGAGAATTGAGAGTATGCACCCTGCAATTCATTTACCATTCTGAAAGGGAACCCTGATAACATGGCTGCCCTTTCCTCGTCCGTTTTTGACGGAAAGAGGTATTTCAATGCTTCTATGCTATCAACGCCTAACTCTTGAAGGTTTCTAACAACAATAGAATTATTTAATACATCTTGAGTTGAATCCTCATAAACAGGTCCTAACCATCTCCACTGTATATTAAGATCTCCATCTGGAATTAAACCCATTACTCCCGGAGGAATTTGTTGAGCTTTTAAACAAGCCATCATTAACTGTTTAATTTTCTCCTCATAAAACTTCATCGCCTCCTTATATAACTCCATCTGCTCTGGAGGTGCGTCCTCTGGTAAGTCAATTGGTTTTTCTAATCCAATTGCCTGTGCCAGTGTTTGTTTAAATAACTGCTCTTCTTGAAATATAACTAACTCTAAACAACGACATATTCCATATGTATATAAAGAAGCTGCTTTTTTCTTAGCGGTTGCAGCAACTCTTCCAAATAACGATTTATATTCAGTAGCTGTTACACCTGCTGAAATAGATAATTCATCTACTCCTCCTAAAGCTGTACGTATTTCTTCACGATATTGTCTAGAGAAAGAATTCTGGTCTCCAGTAATTGCATCAGGAACAATATAACCAACACGATCATTTGGTTCTAAGTTAGCTATAACTCTTGGAACTCTAATCTGTCCATCCACGCCACGGGATAAAGGATCAGATTTAAATCTAGATTGACTTAATGACCCCATTCCAGCGAATCCAGAATTAGCAGCAATAGAAGGACGCTGCACGGCGGACTCACCAGATTCCATTAAATCAGTCTTTGGTCTAGAAGATAATAAAGTAGGGTTACCAAAGAACTGTACATTCTTACGCATTGTACGTATCATCTCATCATGAGTACAAATATGATTAGCTAACGCCTCAAATTCTCCAGTTCCTTCAGCAGAGAAACCTTTCGCATTATTAAAAATCTCTACACATGGAATAAAGCCTAAAGTATTTTTAAATGTCTTTGTTTTACCAGGCATTCCTTGATAATTAGTTTCAAAAGACATTTCACCTTCTGAATGAGTTTCTTCTATAGTCTTCTTCCTTATAGATAGTTTTATATATCTTTTTGCTCCTCCTTGACCCATAGTAGGTGAACCTTCTACAGACGTAGTATTTATTTCCTGTTGAAATCCTCCACCTTGTTTTATTTTATAGCTATAGATAACTACAACTTCATCAAGTTGACCATCAACATCATAGTAACTTCTATATTCGTGCTTCCTAAAATAATAAAATCTGTAATTAGTACTAGTGGGTCGGATATAAAAAATACCTTGTCCATCACAAAGAAAATAATCCCATATAGAGTCCAGTCTAGTATCAAGTTGATTAAATTTGATTACACGATCTACAAAGTCTTTTCTTTGAGCACCAAAGTTATCTTGTGCGGGAAAGAATTCGACGCCCTGTCTAATGCCAAATAATTTCATCTGAGCAAGATGAGAAGCGACAATTCCCGTGTCGATCATACCCCCACCATCTTTCTCAAGGTAAGAATCTATGATCTCCTTTAATCTAGTTTTTGGATCAGATGCAACACCCATTACTATTTCTTACGCTTACCTTTATACATTTTAGCAGCTCTAGCCGCTTTGCCAGCCTTTGCTG